TCGTATGGATCGCCTACGTTGATTTGATAGATTGCATTAACAGTTGAACCGCCACCAGCCGCAACAGTTGAAGTAGCTGCACTAGAGGCTGTAATAGTGTAGGTATTGGCATCAACGTAAGTAATAGAATACTCACCGTTTAAATCAAGGCCGCCTACAGGAGCTACGTTGCTAAACGTTACAAAGTCACCTGTAATTGCACCGTGGGATGCGTCTGTAACGGTAACTAAAGTAAGCAGGTTAGTTGTAGCAAACGGGTTATTTAAAATTGCTGAAGCGCGGATAGGCGTAATGTCGTTGTACTCACCACCCAGTTCTAGATAGAACTTTAAGTTAGTGCCTACTCCGATTAGGTTTAAGTTGTCTAGAGTGATCCAATTCCACAGAGAACGGCACAGACCTTGAAATGTAGACGCAGAGATACGTGCCCAGCCACCAATCTTTTCAGGCGTACCTTGACGGAACCGCACTTTGTCGGACTCATACCAACCACCTTCGTTTGCATAACGGGTGTTCTCCCGGTTAACTCCCGGCTTCAGTATAAGTTTTTTAAGCGCCATCGGTTGTCCTACGATAGAAACACGGCTCGTTCGTCAATGCGACGTTTCTGTAGCCCTTTGAGAATTTTACCCCCCGCCATGCAATACTTCAAGAGTTCTTCTGCGGCCCCCGCCATATCACCACGAATCACCTTTTGGCGCATGGTTGAACGCTGTAGTGTGCCTAGCCCAACATTGAATGAAAACGATACAAGTGCGTCAAACTGTCCTTGAGTAAGAGGCACAGGACAATAGGTAGCCACGCCTCGCTCAAACCTAGCAAGATCGGCCTTAAGTATTTCATTGACTTCCTCCATGCTGTGCTTACGCATAGACTCTGGCGGTGGCACAAACGCATCCCGCTGGTCTATCTTGAGCTTGCCCTGCTCTGGAAACATGACGTGCCCAACGCCCACTGTCCACAATTTTGCTGGGCATTTATACGGGTTTTGCCTGACCCCCTCATGGTGGCGGATCATGTGCAGGCACTTTTCTGAGATGTTCATTTACCAAACGCCCGACCACCAAAGTGGAAAGCAATGATAGAAGCAAACAGGGCTTGGGTGTCAGAGTCCCACAGCATCTCGGCTAACTCTACAAACGTAGCACCACTGTGCCAGCCGTAGGCAAACAGGCCAACATCCACAAACAAGAGCAGGAAGAAGAAGCCATAGGTAATGACTGGGCGAACACTGGCTCTCAGGTTCTTCATCCACTGAGATGTTCCCTCGTTTAAACTCTCATCGTGGGCGTAGATTGCTTGCATTTCAGCTTGCTGTGCCCCAATCAGGACTTGCTGGGTATTGGCTGCGCTCTCGGTTGCCAACTGCTCTGACCGAATATGCTCAATACGTTCCTGCGCTTCAAAGCCAGCCTTGCGCAGTTCCAACTCACGCTCAATCTGTAGCCGAGCAAGGTTTAGTTCATGCAGTTTGTCTGCACGGTCTTGGAAGAAATCCAGCAACTTGGGCAAGCCGCCCATCAGGAACGAGATCAGGGTTGATAGAAGAGTTAGCATTTGGAATCCTTTTTAGAGTCGTCATTTTGCATGAGTTTGATACCAGACAAGAACCCAATCATGCCGCCGATAAGAGTAGAAAAAGCGGGTGAAATCATTTTGAAAATTTCTGCGTTGTCCACTTCCTTGGCCCACAGACCCAACATAAAGCTGACCACCATAGCCAATACGGAGATACATAGGGTTGTGCTTACCATGAGGGTTACCCACAGGGTCAGCTTTTCCTTTGTTTCCATCTGAGGTTTCTTGATCTGTCTGGGTATCGGTTTTCTGGTCATACAAGTTTGTCAATCTCGCGTTTAAGGTTTGTGATGTCAATGTTTAGCGTTATCTGCCGCATCCTGTATTCATAAATCTCATACTCATACTGGTGAAACTTTTTTACCTGCTGGTCAATCTGTACCTGCACAGCCCTCTCAGCGTTAAGTCTTTCCACCCGCTTGGCAAACACCTCGGACTGCATTGGTGGATTTGGCTGTACCACCGGATACCATTTGTCGTAACTGATCTTCACTTCTTTTCCCGATCAAGCGCATCTTTGTACCCGTGAATTATCTTTGATCTAAGTATTACTGTGTCTGCCGTACCCGCCCAATCTGGCAGGTTGTTCCATATAACCATGTAATCCGTAGTCTTGCAATACTCTGCGTTGTGGATGAGCCAAGCCATCATCTCTTTGTGCCGCTGAGTTGGATCGTGGACTGTGTAGCCAATTCCGTAGAACTCGCGCACATGGCATCCACTTTTGGCTACGGCTCCAGCCAACACTAACAAAAGTAACAGAATGAGCCAACGCATTTATCACACCATACTCCATGCAATTATGTAAGTGCCATAGATGACGAAGGCCACTAAACAGGCTGCGGCAATGAATGCTTCAGCCCAGTCCCACATGATTAGATAGTCCGGTCAACCCAGTTAGGGTCGCGAGGCCAGTCAGAGAATGTACGGGGGTCACCAGTAATTGTGGCGGGCAAGTTGCGTAATGCGGTTCTGTATGTAGCCCATGCAGTCTTATCTGCGGTACTGTCGGCAATCTGCGTCCAGTCACAAGCGGCAAGCAAGGTGTTACGCTGACCACGAATCTGAGCCATTGCGCTGTCTTTGGCAGATTGAATTTCCTCTGCGGTCAGGTCGGCTACAGCAACCGTGTACACCCAGCCGTTCTCTAGCACGGGCGTAGCAGACACAAGCTTCTGTGTTAGGCGGTCATGGGCGCGAAACAGGTTGACTCTGACAAAACCTTGAGCCACTAACTGCTCGTCTGTAACTGAATCAGTCTTCCCAAAATACTTGCGGAAGTCGATGATTTCACCGATGTTTCCGTTTTCTACTTTTGCAATAAACATGAATGCTCCTTAGTTCGGGCCGTAATTAAAGAATGCCGCAGTTGGCGGTGTAAATGTTGCGGTGTAACGAGCGTACCCATTGGTGATGCGTAGGTCATCTATGTATCCATTCATTGGATTTCCACCAGGAGTACCACTATTGAATCCGTCAGCACCAATCATTGGCCTTAATGCGCCATTTATATAATTATTTGAATCAGTATAAGTAGAACCATCCTGTGTGCCATTAACAAACATTTTAGTGCTAGACCCGCTTCTACTTACGGCAATGTGATACCAAGTATTTGTTGACAAAGAACTACCAGTAATTCTGTTTGCTGAATTAGTGTAATAAGCCAAAGTGCCAGAACTTGTATAAATGGTAGGGTACAAACCCTCGCCTGCCGCTGTGCGGCTATCGTAAAATACTTGAAAAGAAGCTGTTGAATTTAGATATAACCAAAACTCAATTGTAAAATCACCAGTACCAAATGCATAAAGGTTAGTATTTGCAGGATTGCTAACAAGATAATCACCAGTACCATCAAACTTTAATGACCCTGTTCCATACTTCTTAACACTTGTAGAAATCTGTGCGTTACCCACAGTTTCTAAGTCGTTCATCATGGCGTTGTCAAAGATTGCGCCATTAGTAAAGTTGGTCAGTAAAGATGTGCCACTTATAGCTGTCAATGGTGCAGTTGGAGGCGTAAACGCAGATGTATAAACTGCTGTCCCTTTAACAACACGAATATTTGATAAATAACCATTTAATCCAAAACTTGCAATATTGCTATCACCTCCACTTCCAATGACAACCTGAGATGTTGGCTGAATATCGGTATTGTTTGTTGCTTGAGCAACTTGAACACCATTGCGATACATCTTTGTATTGTTAGTACCAGAGCCATTTCTTACAACAGCATAATGATTCCAAGAAGATAATGATGGCGCAGATGATTCTGCCAAAATAACAGAACCATTAACGTAGTAATCCATTACGCCAGAATCAGATTGAAGAACCCATTGAGGAGAAGCACCATCTGTTCTTATACTTGTTGTAAATGTTCCATAAGCGTTATAAAACAACCAAAATTCAATGGTGTAGTCGCCAGTGCCAAACTTAAATGCCGCATTGTTTGGCACAGTCAAATAATCTCCATTACCATCAAAGTACCCTGACCCACCAATCACGCTTGTGGAGTAGGCGGTAGAAGTACCAAATGGGTTGAAGCGTTGAATGCTTGGAGTGCCGTTGCCATTTAAAGCCGTACCACCAATTGATGAGTTATCTAAAAATCTATTACTTTGACAAGTTAGCAAAAGCGTACCACTAATTGCAGTTAATGGTGTTGTGCTTGGGGAAAATGCAGATGTGTAAACCGCAGTATTTGTGAATCGCAAATTTGAAATATAGGCTTGTGCGCCATATCCACTTGCCCAATTTAAACCACCAACAAAAAGTGTGTCAGCAACAACACTATTGCTATTTGTAGCCGTTGCAACAGAAATGCCGTTGATATATACAGTTACTGTTGTACCGCTTCTAACCACAGCAATGTGATACCACTCATTTATGTTTGGTGTCCAGTTGTAAGTTATGGATGCACTATTTGCGCCTACATAAACATTCAACGCACCATTTGCGTCATTTTCTATTCCAATTCTAGTTGAACCATTTTGACCCAACAAAAAATATCTAAGTTGATTTGACCCAAAAACACTTGGTGAAAACCAAAATTCAACAGTAAAGTTTCCTGTCCCAACACCATACGATGC